TTCGCGCGAAGATTTGTTCAATCAAATCTTTGCTGAGTTGATTGTCAGAGAATGTGTTGACAAGATCGAAACATATCGCATTCCTGTAGGCAATAGTGCTGTGGGCGAGATGGCAGCCGAATGGACGCACGATGCATTGTGGCAAATTAGAGACGATATCAAACAGCATTTTGGAGTTGAGTGAAGCAAGATGATAATCTATCTAGTAAATGAACGAGTTGATCTTGGATACAATACTCTTTATGCTTTTAAATCAAAAGAAACAGCAGAAAGATGTAGGAATATTCTGATGGAGGATTACTGTAGATGCGGTTATGCATATGTACCGCTTGACCAATATAACATTCAAGAGATAGAGATATCTCCAGATAACTCATTTCTGGAACGTTTTGGAGTGAGCGATGAACGAAAGAATTAAAGAGCTTTCAGATAGTATTACGGAATACTTATCCAATGGAGGATTGTTTAATCCAGAATTTGCCAATCATCTTGCTGTGAGAGATCTGTTGATAGAATGTAGAGAGGTATTAAATGAACACACGAATTAAACAACTTGCTGAACAGGCTGGGGCAGGTTGGGACCACAAATACCATTGGTATGTGGGTTCTGAAACAATGCAAAAGTTTGCCGAGTTGATTGTCAGGGAATGTGTTGATGTATGCAATTCGATTGCTAAAGATAGAGCAAGTTATCATGATCGCGAGGGTAGAGATACAGCGTATTCTTGCGGCGATGAGATCAAAGAACATTTCGGAGTTGAGTGATGAACAAGATAAATGAGCTAATTACAGAACTTGCCGAACATGCAAATTATTTGGCCACAGAAAAAGAATTTCCCTATGATGAAGATTGGTTTTATCTATACAATCAACTCTTTGCTGAGTTGATTGTCAGGGAATGTGTTGATGTATGCAATTCGATTGCTAAAGATAGAGCAGGTTGTCACGATAGCGAGGGTAGAGATACAGCGTATTCTTGCGGCGATGAGATCAAAGAACATTTCGGAGTTGAGTGATGAACAAGCATCAACTAATTAAATTGCTAACAGAGAAGGCATTTGATATCTATCACTATGATAGAAGATATCCAGAAGTTGGAATGGGACCTCCTGTGGAATGGATAGTTGGCAAAGCAGCACACAAAATACTTGAAGATGCTGAAACTTGGGGCTATAACGATATGAGTGGGCGCATGGTGTGAATCAGAAATGAGCAAAGGAAAAGGTTATTTTGATGAACATGGATGGTATCACGATCCAAATGTTCCTGGTGTGTCGATTTACGGCTACCTCGCCACTGGTAATAAATGCGAGAGATGTTGGAAAGTTCTACGAGAAGTTGGGACGCATTCAAAATACAAGGATCTGTGCATGAGATGCGTCGATGCAGTTGAATGGTTGAACACATTATCAGATGATGAAAAGAGAGAGATGGGATATAAAAGATGAGCCTCGACATTACCCTTACAGCTCTTCGTCCAACCTCTGTGTGGACCGAGAACATCACTCACAATCTAAATACCATGGCAGATGCAGTGAAGGTGAGTAACACAACTCTGTACAAGGTTCTTTGGTATCCAGAAGAACTTGGATTGAAGACAGGAGGAGACATCTTGCCTTATCTTCGAGTGGGTCTTTCAATGCTAATGACCTTTCCCGAGGAATACAAGCAACACAATCCCTCAAACGGTTGGGGGGACTATAACAACCTTGTAGATTTCGTCAAGTCATACCTCATTGCATGCACGGAATTTCCTGATGGTGTGATAGAGATTTCTAAATGACTGGATTTAAAAATAGGTATGATTGGTATAGGCCAATGACCTTAGGTGAGATAGAGCGTCTTGATAAACTACTGCAGTTGGCTTATACTATGACAGACAATAGACTACAAGGAGTGCAGCTTGAGTATTGGGCTCTATATATGCAAATGTATCCCCATGTAACTCAGCCAAAAGATCTTGCTTGGTTTGTAGACTTTATCGTTAAGATGTGTACACCAGAATTTATGGAATCGACAGTGAAATGCGTCAAGATTTGTGCCCATATAATTGTCGACCTGGTCATACCACACTGTAACTCTTTAAAAAAGAAAAAGAAAAGTTTTGAAAACAATCCATAAAATGGAGACTTCATGTGACAACCGAGAATGAAAACAAGCCTACGAATGTACTAAAGTTTCCCAAGCACAAGCAGCCAGTGTCTCTTTCGGCAGCTCAGTCAAAGGAAGAGTTTGTCAAGCAGCTGGGAGAAAACAAGGAACGATACGTTGACATGGTTCTCGCTCGCACGATGAATCAACTATATGGTCGTATGGCAGCAGAAGGATTCAACACCGAAGACGATGCATTCTTCACCGATTTTTGCTTCGTCGTGGAAGCATTGAAGTCGGCCATGCTTCGTCAGTGTGGTCTGGAACATTCTCTCCAGAAGTTCGTTGATGAAAACTTTGAAGCTGCACCACAGACGGAAGAGATGGAAGACTATGAAGAGTATATGGAAAAGAATGATGACGAAGACAAGTAAAAAGTTCTTGATCTTTCCAACATAATGAAGTAAGATACATTTATGATTCTTATTGATTATAATCAGTTGGCCATTTCCAACTTGATGAAGCAAACTTCAAATTCTCAAAATCTGGAAGAGGGCCTTGTGCGTCACATGGTTCTCAATTCCATTCGTGCAATTTCCAAGAAGTTTCGCAATCATGGCGATATAGTAATCGCCTGTGACGGTCCGACTTATTGGCGTCGCGACGTATATCCTCAGTATAAGCAGCATCGCAAGAAGGATCGCGAGAAGTCCGGACACGATTGGACTGCCATCTTCACCATTCTGCACAAGATTCGTGAAGAGATCTCCCAGCATATGCCATACAAGGTTATTCGCGTTGAAGGCGCCGAGGCTGACGATATCATTGCCGTGCTGACCAAGAAGTATGCGCCGCATGAGAATATCATGATCGTGTCTTCGGACAAGGATTTCGTTCAGCTTCATGTCAACAAGAGCGTGAAGCAGTGGTCACCTATTCTTGGTAAGTTTGTCACTACGGATTCTCCGCAGCGCGACAAGCTGGAGCATATTCTGCGGGGTGATAAGGGTGATGGCATTCCTAATGCGCTATCTGACGACGATTCTTTCGTGAAGGGCGAACGTCAGAAGACGCTAAATAGCAAGAAACTGGCTGAGTGGTTAGAACTTTCGTATGATGACCTCGCTCAGCATAGCCAACTTGGACATGGATTTACTCGTAACAGAATGCTAATCGACCTCGACAACATTCCGACAAACATCTCGCAGGCCATTACTGATCAATACGAATCCATTGCTCCGAAGCCTCGTGCTGCCATGATCAATTATTTCATGGCATCCAAACTAACCAATCTAATTTCCTCTATTGATGAGTTTTGAAAATGATATTGACAATTTCCGAAGTGTTTGAAAAATTTGAAAAGGCGGAAACGGATGCTGATCGCATCAATGTTCTTCGCGCAAACAATACCAGAACCCTACGCAAGGTTCTCGCCTGTGCATTCAATCCAAACATTCAGTTTACGACTGAAGGACGCTGGCCAAATTGGAAGCCATCGGATGTACCAACTGGCGTAACCTATTCAGATCTACATCGCGAGTTTGATCGCATGTATCTGTTTATTGCAAATCATCCAAAGCGTCCTCCGACTCTGGCAGAGAAGCGTTCAAATGAACTGCTTATCCAGATGCTTGAGATCATGCCTCAAGGTGATGCCATCGTGCTATTGAACATGATGGGCAAGAACCTGAAGGTCAAAGGACTAACGCAAGAAATTGCTAAAGCTGCATTCCCAAATGTCTTGAACGAGAGTATTTGATTATGATGAACGCAAGAAGGAGCCTTCCAAATGCGAAATCGTACCAAATCAAAGCTAGCAAAGGAAATGTCTCGCGCGCATGAAAAGTGCAAATACGTTCCCACGGAAGATGAAGTCATTCGTTGGTTCAATATAATCAATCGTGAGATTTTCAAGAATGATCTTCCGCAATTTAGAAAAATTGAAATACGTCGCCGCCATGGTTGTTGGGGTGAGTGTATTGGAGACACTAGCAAGACGAAAGGCAGATACTCTGATCTTTCCCTCAACCATTACCAAAAATCCAAAAAGCATTTCATTGAAGTTCTGATACACGAAATGGTTCACCATTATCAATGGATACATGAGAATACAATGACACACGGCGAAACATTCTTCTCATGGAAACCAAAGCTCGCCAAATACAACGTCACCCTGACAGCATAAGGAGTAGAATTATCAAACATGTCTAAGCGTAAGTATAATGAGAATTATGAAGAAGATGATGAAATTGACTTTGATGCAGACAAGGCGGTTCGCAAAGCAAAGCGACAGAATTCCAAAAGCCTATTGAAGAAGTGGCAAGATGCTGAAGAAGATGATGAATATGACGATGAATTTTACGCCAGATAAAATGATAATTCTAAACGAGGTCATTGTTGATCCAAAGACCTCAGAAATGCATACGCGCCGAATGCTTGTTCGCGCATCCGATGTGATTCAGGCATATGAAAGAAACACAAAACGTAATACCTACGTTCATGTCGTGCTAAGAAATGCCACGGGAGCATCAAACATCATTGAGGTGCAGGAGACTCTGGCTCAGATCATGACGCGAGTCAATATGAATTGGGATTCAGATTCCAATCATCTTGATCCAGAATACAAGGAAATGTATTACTAAAAGGATTCGTTATCGTCCGACGGGAAGATAGGATCAAGAGGTTCATAATATCCGTAATGATTCTTGTAGCTAGACTCTCTGAGTCTATCAAGATGAACTTCGGATAAATTGTTTCGGCGAACTGCTTCTCTGCGCTTTTGTTCCTGTTCGGGAGTAAACTTTTGCATACCACGATTTTTAGCAGCACAAGGCTTGGAACAGAATCTCGCCTTGGTACGAGTAGTAAACTCAGCATCACAGTACTGACAAACTTTCGTTGTGCGTGATGTTGCAGGACGACCAACAGGACGATTTGTTTTGACGTAATATTTTCTCATGGAGATATTTATGATAGACGATAGAATGTTTATAGATAGAATTGCACGTTCAATGTATGTCATGAAGCTTGGTCTTGCTGATGATGCATGGGACAAGCTGAATGATGAAGCCAAGAGATTTTGGCGAAGCGAAGTCGAGCAGTTCATTGCGGCTACAAATCATGCGAATATTGCACTCTACGATTCGATGGATGTAAGATGAACAAGAAACAAACCGAACATCTGCTTGAAGTTTGTGATTCGATTTTGGATTTGATGGAGAATTTTTCTCCACACAATTTTGAAGCTTCCAAACACAGCTTCATGTTTACGATGATGTATGACATGATGCTCACTTCGATTGTAGTCATGCAAAATACCCTGTATTTGCATCACGATATGTTGGAAGAAAACGAAATAAAGAACACGCCGCCAACGTTAGATACACATACTGCAATGGATGACTAATGATTGAGAAGCGAAAAGTGGAAATCAGCATGGATGAATTCTATGAGGCAGTTCGCCTGTTCATCCATGATACCAAGAAAATCGTCATGCCAATGGAAAGATCCAAAGTCAAGATGGACGCCACAGAACACAAACTGACCTTTGAGTGGGAACTTAAATAAGTAGTTGACATATCCAACGAACCAAGATATAATCTGAATACAAACTCAATAAGGAGAAGTGAAATGAAGACTTTCAAGAACATGGCTGCGCAGGGTGATTTCGTCATCATGCGCGTGGACAACCTTCCCAAGGGACTTGAGAAGATCGATCCAAAGAACAACACCTATACGGTGGCACATTCGGAGACTGGTCATGACCACGTGATGGTCATGGAGCGTCCTGGCACCGTCGAGGCTTTCAAGGAGAAGGGTGCCAGCGACGTTGATCTCTATGAGATGTTTCTGCTGGTAACGGAGGATACTCCGATTGAGCATAGGCGCGCATGGGACACCCATGAGACTCTGCTTGTTCCTCCTGGAAAGTACAAGATCCGTCGTCAGCGTGAGTATGTGCCGGAGGGTTTTCGCAAGGCTGCTGACTGATCCTGAATTCCTGAGCGATGTTTGCTTAGAGCGGTTGGAGAATTAGTTCTCGCGAACCGCATTTTTTCTGCTTGACAATACCAATCATACATCGTATCATACATTGACACTAATCATACAGAGGAAAACATGACGAAGAAGCTTACCAGTCTTACCAAGAACCAGACCGAGGCGATGCCGAAGTATGTCACCAAGTGGGTTGACATCGGCCTTGCCACGGAGCCTGTCGATTTCAAGAAGGCCAAGGGTCTCGTAGCAAGGGCATATACTGCCGTTGGTCTTCCTGAGCCGAAGATGTATCATTTCGCGAAGGGTCCAGATGAGGGCTTTAAGATCTTCAAGAAGCGTTCTGGCAACAAGAGCCGTTCGGACTATACGGCTGGTTGCATGTTCGGTTCGATGGAAGCTTCTTGGCTTTCCTATTACGATTACTATCGTAACGAGACCAATATCGAACTGACTGACATCAGCTACATGCAGGAGCTGGCTCGGAACTGTGGCTGGGTTTACTGTGGCGAGACCGAGGCGATTATTCATGATCGTCCCGAGGTCATCAAGTTTGATGATCGTCGTCTCTCGCATTGCGAGACTGGTCCAGCAATTCGGTATCGCGATGGCTTTGAGATCTATTCGTGGCATGGTCAGACCATTCCTGACGAGTGGATCAAGGACCGCAAGAGCCTGACCGCGAAGGTTGCTCTTGGTCAGACCAACGCGGAGCTGCGTCGTGCTGCGTGTGAGATCCTGGGTTGGGCTAATGTCATCGATCAGCTTGATTCCACGGTGATTGATGAGGATGCTGATGAGATGATCGGCACACTGCTGGAGGTTGATATTCCAGACATTGGCAAGGAGAAGTTTCTTTTCGTGAAGTGTGGCACGGGACGTAACTTTGCGCTTCCTGTTCCGCCTGACATGAAGACTGCTCTTGAGGCCAACGCATGGAGCTATGGTCTGAAGCCCGCTGAGTATGTTCCAGAGGTTCGTACCTGAGTGAGGGTGAGGGAAACAGCGGCGAAAGCCGCTGTTTTCTTTTGTGCCATGAAATCAGTCAAAGATCAAGTCAGGGATCAAGTCGAGGGTCAAGTCTTCTATCAAGTCGATGATCAAGTCAGAGTTCAAGTCCGGAATCAAGTCTGGTATCAAGTCGGGGATCAAGTCTTGATTCAAGTCGGGATTCGAATCAGAGATAAAGTCTTGGACAAAGCGAGAACCGAACCATGAAATCAGTCAAAGATCAAGTCAGAGATCAAGTCGAGGAACAAGTCTGGGATCAAGTCTTGATTCAAGTCGGGAATCAAGTCTTGATTCAAGTCGGGAATCAAGTCTGGCATCAAGTCGGGGATCAAGTCTTGATTCAAGTCGGGATTCGAATCAGAGATAAAGTCTTGGACAAAGCGAGAACCGAACCATGAAATCAGTCAAAGATCAAGTCAGAGATCAAGTCGAGGAACAAGTCTGGGATCAAGTCTTGATTCAAGTCGGGAATCAAGTCTTGATTCAAGTCGGGAATCAAGTCTGGCATCAAGTCGGGGATCAAGTCTTGATTCAAGTCGGGATTCGAATCAGAGATAAAGTCTTGGACAAAGCGAGAACCGAACCATGAAATCGGTCAGAAACAAAGTCTGGTATGATGTCTTGGATGAAGTCCGGGATAAAATCGAGGAACAAGTCTGGGATCAAGTCTGGTACCAAATCTGGGATCAAGTCTGGAATCAAGTCGAGGTTGAAGTCTGGGATCAAATCCATGATAAAGTCTTGGATAAAGCGAGAACCGAACCATGAAATCAGTCAAAGATCAAGTCTGGATTCAAGTCAGAGATCAAGTCTGTGTTCAAGTCTCGCGTAAAGTCTCGGACCAAGTCCGAGATCAAGTCTGGGATCAAGTCTATGGTCAAGTCTGGGATCAAGTTGGGCGTAAAGTCGGGAATAAAGCGAGATCCAAACCATGAAATCAGTCAGAAAACAAGTCAGAGAACAAGTCTTGGATCAAGTCAGAGATCAAGTCCAGATTCAAGTCCAGATTCAACTCAGGGATCAAGTCGAGGGTCAAGTCAGAGATCAAGTCTGGCATCAAGTCAGACATCAAGTCTGGAATCAAGTCTGGATTCAAGTTGGGCGTAAAGTCGCGAATAAAGCGAAAACAGAACCATGAAATCAGTCAAAAGTCAATTCTATGATCAAGTCTGGAATCAAGTCCATGATCAAGTTACCGATCAAGTCGAGGATCAAGTAGACCTTCAAGTCCATGCTCAAGCTCAAGTCTGGAGTCAAATCCGGGATCAAGTCGCGTTTAAAGTCTTGCATAAAGCGAGAACCGAATCATGAAATGTGTCGTGAACCAAGTCTGGGATCAAGTCATGATTCAAGTCTATGGTCAAGTATTGGATCAAGTCTTGGATCAAGTCCAAGATAAAGTTAGAGATCAAGTCCGAGATAAAGTTAGAGATCAAGTCTGGGCACAAGTTGGAGATCAAGTCGTGGATCAAGTCAATAATCAAATCTTGCATAAAGCGAGAACCAAATCATGAAATCAGTCCATGATAAATTGTTTTCCGATCCGACTATGAATTGTTGGAATGAGGTGTCTCTTCAAACAAGTAAAAAAGCACGAAACAAAATTCGTGCTGAAACTATTTTTGAAGTCAAGAAATGTGGACTGAGAAATTGTCTACACGCAGTTCTTCGCGAAATCGAAAAAGAAGATTGATTTCATTGGGCAATTTAGGCCCTTGACATTACCCAAGACACCTGACATACTGTGTCCATGATCAAGATGAAATCCAAGACGCGCCCCGCGCGCCGCCACCCGATCTTCGCGGATCTTATGACCCCGAAGTACCGTAAGCGAATAGTTCCTTCCAAGAAGGTCTATTCGCGCAAGCGAGTGAAGAAGGAGATCTAACTTAGCCCTTGACAATTCCCCGAACACCACCTACACTGACCACATAGTCGAGACAGAGACCCCTCAAAGGAGCTTATGCAAAAATGCCTGTTTCATACATGAAGTACCCCGGCTATCCCGCGGAGCCGTACCTGGTCGAGAATGCTTACCAGGGCGCCACCCTTTCCATCTTCACGTCCTGTGACCGCGTGATGTCCGATATCTGGGAACATCGCCTCCACGCTCTGGTGTGGGATGCCGATACTGGCAAGGCCATCGACATTCTCCTGGTGAGCGATGGCAATCCCGGCGTCGGTGGCAAGGTCGATGCGACGCCCGAGGTAATCGAGGCTTATCGCAAGGCGAACTATGATCGTGCGCGCGCCGTGTTCCTTCAGAGGGCTGAGGAGGATTCCAATGTTGCTCAGCCGGGCTCCGTTGTCATCGTGAAGCGCGGTCGCAAGGATCTTGGCAAGGTCGGTAAGGTCGTCTTCATCAAGCAGATGCCCTACCAGGCTGGCTATCGTTCGTACTATCTTCCCAAGCTGTGCGTTGCTTTGGATGGCACCAAGACTCAGGTGCAGGGTAAGTATGGCAAAACCTTTGATCGTTTCACCAACGTCGTTTGGGTCTGGTCGAAGAACTGCGACGTGGCCAATCCCAAGGTCGATGTTGACTCTGTCGAGCGTCGTGCGAAGGAGGAGGCTGACTCGCTGGTCGAGCAGCTCACCTCCAATCAGTATCGTACCAACTACTACGCCTGAGGTAGGAGAACCAAAATGATTCCCAAGGTTGGCACAGAGATCACGGTCAAGATCCGCAATCCAATGGCGGATCATAGGCATCTGTATGCGGACGGTGTCATTGCCGAGCACAGCATTGTCTCTGGCACCGTCTATCCTCTTCAGAAGTGGCAGGATCCTCGCAAGGTCTTCAATCTTGCAACGGGTCGTCCAAGCTTTCCATTCCGAACGATTGATCTGGATCGTGTCGTAGCCATGAATGGCAAGCTGGCCAAGAAGGTCGAGCGTCGGGTGCCGCAGACGCGCGTGTGGACTGTCCAGGGATCCAAGGGTGCCGTGTATACGCTGACTGAGGTTGCTGGAAAGCGTAGCTGCACCTGTCCAGGGTTTACGTTTAGGTCATCTTGCAAGCACGTTTTGGGCCCTTGACATTGTTCGGTGTGCCATCTATACTGACCACATGATGAGGGAGACAACGATGCAGGTCCTGGAAATGAATGCCACCATGCCAGAATATGACATGGACATCGCGCTGACGATGTTCGCCGATAGCCTGATTGGCAAGGCGCCATTCAGCAAGCCCAATGTTTCGTTTGAACGCGGTTCCAAATATATGCGTGTGGTGAAGTCGGACGGATCCTCGAGGTCCGCGTATGCTTTCATCGTGCTGCGAAACACCGGTAAGTTTCAGGTCGGTGATATTCTGAAGCCTGCTTCGTGGAAGACGCCTGCCACCAACTTTGCGCGCGGCAATGTGCTGCGGCCGCATACCTATCAGTATCATAGCTACTACGGCCTGTGAGGAGATAAATCATGGCTACCCGTTCACGCATTGCTGTTCAGAATGCCGATGGCACTTTTCTTTCCATCTACTGTCATTGGGACGGATATCCCCGTGGAGTTGGAAAGGATCTTCTGAATGAGCATAACGGCGAGCAGGCTGCGCGCGCGCTGATGGAGCATGGTGATCTGAGCACCCTCTCTCCTCTGGTGTCTTATCGTTCCAAGGGCGAAACGGACGTTGATGCTCAGGTCCATGATTCCATGGAAGATCTGCGTTCCGTTTCCCTTGACTGTGGTGCTGATTGGATGTATCTTTACACATCCGAGTGGATGTGCCGGCCATGGCGCCTCGGGTACCCGCGTGGCGATTATGTCGAGGAATGGAAGACCATTGAAGATGCAATCAAGGCAGAATCTGAGTAGGATCGGCGCTTGACGGCAGGATAATCAATAATGACTCCTTTGCATTTATACCTTATGCTGAAAGATCGCTCAAGTGCCGAGATCTCTGGACGCTTGCTTAGTCGCGCCGAGGCTTTCGAGAAACTTGATACAGACGATCCTTTTTATCGTCGCTGCGCGGTGCTGGATAGGATAGCATCTGAGCAGATTGAACGGCTCGTGGCGATGCTAAATCCAGATAAGGATATCGCAGACTGGCGCAAGGTCAGGGACGACTGGCGCAAACAGGAAGATTGACCCTTGACATTGTTCAGGATGCCGTCTATACTAACCACATGATGAAGGAGACAGCGATGCCTGGATATTACGAGATGGCCAACTTCGATCTTTCGCTCTTTGATTGGAACAAGGATCGTGGTTCTCTGGTGATGCGGAATTTCAATCACCAGTTCCCTAACGAGTTCATGGTGCGTTCGCATCATACTGGTAAGGAAGTGCGGTTCGTGCGCGTTTCCGTGCATGATGTTCTGTATGATCAGGATCTGTGGGATGGCGTGCAGATGGTGTATCGTCCGTCTGGTAATGTTCCGAATGTCAATTATGCTGCGCTCTGCAGGGGTTGATCAATGGCAATCTATTATCGAATTGAGGAATCCGTTGGTATCAACTATATCGTTTGGGATGAGATGTTCCTAACGATGGAAGGTGCTGTGGAGTATATTGATCGGTCGTGCGAGAATGAGGATCATAGGAATCGGCTGCGCGTTGCTGCGTATGATTCCAATGGTTGGTCGCCTGTTCGAATGGGTGTGGTGTACTGATGTCTGTCTTGGAAAAGAATCTGCGCGAGGAAAATGAGCGCCTCCGAGCCCGCGCCGCGCTGGAGGTCAAGCCATGAGCGACAAACTAACGCTTGACAATAGCCCGGGTCTATGTCATCATATGCATATGATAACCAAGGAGTTGGAAATGTCGTATACTGGTTTCACAGTTGAGGTTTACATCCGCGATGCCCGAATTCGCGGAAAGATGACTCGTCGAAGCATTGACTGGCTTTCCAAGAACTTTCGTGGTTTTCGTTTTATCGAGGCCATGGATTTTCAGGTTGATTCCGAAAAGGAAGCCGAGGAGCTGGCAAAGCAGGCGCACAAGCATCGTGGACTGGACAAGCTGCACTTCAAGGTGCATCAGACCTATGTGACCAACAAGAACCTGATGTCTGGTGAAGAGTATCAGGAGAGGTATGATACGCCTTCCTTTTGCTCGCCTTCTTCCGAATCCTACTGGTCCGCGTGAGGAATCAAATGTCTAATATGTCGTACTGTCGTTTCCAGAACACAGAGAAGAATCTGCGAGATTGTCTGAATGCAATGCGTAAAGCATCCAGCATTTCGGACATGGATCTATCGAATGATGAATACGAGGCATTCCAGGAAATGACCTCGCTTGTTTTACACTTTACCATTGAAGCTGATAGGCTTCAGAAGGATGATGTATCATGACGCTCTTCACCGCCAGCGGCAGCCTGCCGCACCATCAGTACGTTTCGGTCTGCGGGGCTTTCATCGGCTTCGGCGCCGACGAATGGTTCCCTGCGGTCTGGTTCGGCTTGCACAGCCATCCTGGCCGCGCATGGGGATGCACAGTGCTGCTAGAGTCCGGCGCGGTCTACCGAGACCTTCCGCCCCACGCGCTGGCGTTCTGCAGCGACCCCGATCCGTGGACGATCAAGGACGCGCAGGAATGGGACTGCTACAGCTCGCAGTTCTCCCTGCACATCTACGACTACCTCGACGGCCTCACCGCGATCGTGCGCGCGGCAGACGCCGAGCTGGGCGCGGAATACCTGTTCACGGCCATCCCTGTCGGTGACGCCTACACACACGCGCCGGCTCAGGCGAAGGAGTTCATGTTCCTGCGAACCGATGGCGGTCGCCTGACCATCCAGCCGACCAACCGAGTCCTGTTCCGCGACAAGTCATTCACGACCGTGCCGCGATGGCTGCCGCTGCGGCGGTCGGAACAGATCTACTCTTGCGAGTAGCGGTCGCGCGCCGAAGGAGGCCAAGCCATGAGCGACATTTACTATGAATTCGGGGTCGATGTTCTGCGCGACAGCGAGAACGCAGGACCGACTGGCGCGGAGATGAGGATGGCGGAGGAGATCAAGCGCCTCCGATACATACACAAGAGGATGGAGGATATGGGGGTAGATAATGTTTGGAAAGCCCGCTCTGAAGTAGCTTTTGAATTGGCGGAACTGCGCGCCGAACGCGACGAAAATGAGCGCCTCCGCGACCGCGTTGTGGTGTTGGAAGAGGTAGTTCGGTTTTACGCGGACATTCACACATGGAAGTCTGCATCGGTCTTCATGTGTGGTCATGACGGAAACTCTAGAGCTACGATTGATCGCGGAGAAAAGGCTCGCGGAGCCCTAAAGGATACCACATCATGACAAGCAATTATCCAAAAATGAATAGGAAAACAATGAACAAGTATATTTTCAATGTTGGCGACAATTCTTGGTCGGTGCAGATTACCATTTATGCCACAAGCATCGATGGTGCTTGCGATCAATTCACCGAGAAATTTGCTACTGCAATGGGCATGGCTGATCTGTCAGCGGACAATATCTTGTCTGTCGAGGAATATGCCTTTGGATGAATAACACAGTCCTTGCGAAGATTTTTGATCATCCCTCCTATGACGTTTCGCGGCAAATTCAAAAGCAAGTTAGTCCCAAAATCTGGAATTTAACCTGGAGAAAAATCAATTTGCCAGTATGGGAACAACACGCTTCGCAAGTTAGAAACAAGATCTTTGATAAGATGGATTCGATGAAGCTATGAAACCAGTCGCGGATGAAATTCAAAATCACACCAAGTTTTTAATCGAAAGACAGGTCGTAAAAGAAACCAACGTTGCGGTGCATCATGAGATTTGGGGGAAAATATCAGACCCAGTCTGGGACCAAAACCCCATGGGAACAGTATTGACAGCACTACGAAATATAGACGTATACAGATCATGAATCCTGTCAAAGATGAAATTGCATATTGGGTCAGAGACTGTGTCCTCAAAGAAGTCGTAAGTCAAGTGGCTTCTGATGATTTTACTTTATCATATCATGTGATCTTTGATACTGATCCGGCTTGTGGCAGAGTCTAGGGTCAGATTCTAGATGCACTTACCGATGGAACCAAACCATGAAATCAGTCGAGAAACAAGTCTGGCGTCAAGTCGAGGATCAAGTCAGATTTCAAATCTATGATCAAGTCGAGAAACAAGTCTGGAATCAAGTCAGGCGTCAAGTCGAGGATCAAGTCTGGGATCAAGCTGAGAATCAAGTTAGGAATAAAGTCTGTCTAAAGCGAGTGCCGAATCATGAAATCCACCAAATTTCAGATCACAATTAATCAAGTCATGCGTCGAGTCATAGGCGAAGTCCTGAAACAAGTTGATATCCAAGTTTATAATCAAGTCCAGTATCAAGCCTTGGATCAAATCGAAAAACAAGTCTTGCGTCAAGTCTGCGATCAAGTCTTGGACAAAGCGAGAACCAAATCATGAAATCAGTCGTAAATCAAATCAGAGATCAAGTCGGGAATCAAGTCTGGCGTCAAGTCCAAGATCAAGTCAGGTCTCAAGTCTGGATTCAAGTCCAAGATCAAGTCAGGTCTCAAGTCCGGAATCAAGTCTGGAGTCGAGTCGGCTACAAAGTCTTGTCCAAAGCGAGAGAAGAACCATGAAATCAGTCAAAAGTCAAGTCTATCGTCAAGTCTGGGATCAAGTCTTGGATCAAGTATTGAGAACCAAACAATGAAATCAGTCAGGCGTCAAGTCACGGGAACAGTCGTGAATAAAGTCGAACATCAATTCTGGGATCAAGTCCATTATCAAATCATGCGTCAAGTCTGGCATCAAGTCCAGAATCAGGTCCAAAATCAAGTCTGGAATCAACTCAGAGATAAAATCTTGGATAAAGCGAAAACCGAATCATGAAATCAGTCAAAGATCAAGTCAAAGATCAAGTCGTAAATCAAGTCTGGCGTCAATTCTATGGTCCAGTCGGACATAAAGTCTTGGTTTCAGTCAGGGTTCAAGTCTGGGATAAAGTCTGGGATCAAGTCAATGATCAAGTCTGGCGTAAAGTCGAGATTCAAGTCAGGGGTGAAGGCTGATCCAAAGCGAGTACCAAACCATGAAATCCGTCATAAATCAAGTCAGAAATCAAGTCGACCGCCAAGTCTGGCGTCAAGTCGAGGATCAAGTCAGATTTCAAATCTATGATCAAGTCAGAGAACAAGTCTTGAATCAAGTCTGGAATCAAGTCAGGCATCAAGTCTGGTATCAAGTCTATGTTCAAGTCTTGTCCAAATTGTGAATCAATCCATGAAATCAATCAGAAATCAAGTCAGAGTTCAAGTCTGGGATCAAGTCTATGGTCAAGTCAGAGAACAAGTCAGAAATCAAGTCAATGATCAAGTCTGGAATCAAGTCTGGCGTCAAGTCTGGGATCAAGTCTATGGTCAAGTCAGAGATCAAGTCTTGCATAAAGTCAGGCATAAAGCGAGAGCCAAACAATGAAATCAGTCAGGCGTCAAGTCTTGGATCAAGTCTTGGATCAAGTCTGCGATAAAGTCGATGATCAAGTCTTGAATCAAGTCTGGGATCAAGTCTATGGTCAAGTCTTGGATCAAGTCCAAGATCAAGTCTATGGTCAAGTCTGGATTCAAGTCTTGCATAAAGTCAGGTACAAACAATGAAACCAGTCAGAAACAAAGTCTGGTATAAAGTCACGGATCAATTTACAGATCAAGTCAGGGATCAAGTTCAGCTTCAAGTCAATCGTCAAATCTGGAATCAAGTTCGGAATCAAGTCTCTGATCAAGTCGAGGATCAAGTCTGGGATAAAGTCTGGGATAAAACGAGAACCGAACCATGAAATCCGTCAGAAAACAAGTCAGAGATCAAGTCAGGGATAAAGTCTGGGATCAAGTCAATGATCAAGTCCGGAATCAAGCCAGACATCAAGTCCAAGATCAAGTCTATGGTCAAGTCTGGATTCAAGTCCAAGATCAAGTCAAGTCTCAAGTCTGGCATCAAGTTGGGCGTAAAGTCTTGTCCAAATTGGGAATCAATCCATGAAATCAGTCATAATCCAAGTCCGAGATCAAGTCTATGATCAAGTCCGAGATCAAGTCTATTGTCAAGTCTTTGATGAAGTCTATTATAAAGTCTGTGATCAAGTCCGCGTCAAGTCTGGCATAAAGCGAGAACCAATCCATGAAATCAGTCATAAATCAAGTCAGGAATAAAGTCAGAGATAAAGCCTATGGTCAAGTCAGGCGTAAAGTCTTGGACCAAGTTGAGGAACCAGTCTGGGATCAAGTCGTGGTTCAAGTCTATCGTCAAGTCTATGTTCAAGTCTCGCGTAAAGTCTTGGATAAAGCGAGATCCAAATCATGAAATCCGTCAAAAACCAAGTCAGAGATCAAGGCTATTTTCAAGCCCATGATCAAGTTTGGAATCAAGTCAGAGATAAAGCCTATGGTCAAGTCAATGATCAAGTCCGGAATCAAGTCAGGTCTCAAGTCTGGATTCAAGTTGGGCGTCAAGTCTTGTCCAAATTGAGAACCAATCCATGAAATCAGTCATAATCCAAGTCCGAGATCAAGTCAGGCGTCAAGTCTTGGATCAAGTTAGACATCAAGTCTTGCATCAAGTTACGGAGCAAGTCTGGGATCAAGTCGGCGATCAAGTCTGGCGCGCCAGACTCGTATAAAGTCTGGCAGCTGGCAGGAAGTCATGCGTAACGTCTTGAATAAAGCGAGAACCAAACAATGAAACCAGTCAGGCGTCAAGTCTGGGATCAAGTCTGGATTCAAGTCCAAGATCAAGTCTATGATCAAGTCTGGATTCAAGTCCAAGATCAAGTCAGAGATCAAGTCTATCGTCAAGTCTGGGATCAAGTCAGAGGACAAGTCTTGGATAAAGTCAGGCATAAAGCGAGAACCGAACCATGAAATCAGTCATAAACCAAGTCAGAAATCAAGTCTATGGTCAAGTCAGACATCAAGTCAGACATCAAGTCTGGGATCAAGTCTGGAATCAAGCCTGGAATCAAGTCTGGGATCAAGTCGAGAGTCAAGTCGAGAGTCAAGTCTTGTATCAAGTATTGAGAACCAAACAATGAAATCAGTCAAAGACCAAGTCTATCTTCAAGTCAGAGATAAAGCCTATGATCAAGTCAATGATCAAGTCCATGATGGTCAAGTCTATGGTCAAGTCTTGGATGAAGTCTATTATAAAGTCTGGGATCAAGTCTGCGTCAAGTCTGGATTCATGGCTATATTCCAGATAGACATAAAGACCTAGTATCGACCAAATAGGCCTGTTCAGAGCATATAAAGAATTCCGCATATGTCGATGCACAAAGTAGCGTTTCCAGGAAAGATTGGGAAGACTCTGAGACCATGGAAAGCGCCAGGAACCGGTCATTCACAAGGGTTTCAGAAGCGCCCTTGACAATAGCCAGGACACCGTATAGACTGGGATCATAGTCGGAAACACGGAGAACAGACATGGCGTTCATGAACCAGACGATCAAGGCCGAGCTGGCGCCCGGCATCAAGGCGGCGCTAGCCAAGTACCGGCTGAAGGGTACGCTGCGCACGTCGCCCCATTCGATCACGCTGACGATCACCGAGGGGCCACTGGACTTCATCGGCGACGCTGTGGCGGTGCTGCAGCAGGCGCCTCAGAATCGCTTTGATCAGATTGCGACGCAGCTGCGCCGTGATGGCTACATGGATGCGGCGGCGCTGCACCTGGCCCAGAGTGTGTACCACCTTCAGTCGCAGCACACCGGCAAGTGCCGTAAGGCGCTGATGGAGCTGCGCGATGCGATGAATGATGGCAATTGGGGCAACAATGTCGGCTGGTACATCCACATCAAGATCGGCAAGCCGGGCAAGCCGTACAAGCTGGTGGCGAGTGCAAGGGCGGCGTAAGCCCTTGCATTTGCTGGGTAAAATAGGCCCTTGACAATTGCCAGGATGCCGGGTAGACTGGTATCAGAAACGATGGAGAAGGTGATGGATCTCACCCACGAACAGCTCATGGCGACGCTTGTCCAGGTAGTGCATGATGAGGGCCCTACCGGATGGTCGCCGGCGGAGACCAGGGCGTATGGATTCGGCTACATGGCCTCCTGGCTGGCTAGTCTCGCGCGAAAGCATCCGGCGGTGCTGCAGGAGCTGATGCGTGATCCGCGCTTCATCCGGGCTCGGCAAAGCCTTGAAAACGCTGGGTAAAATAGGCCCTTGACAATTGGTCGGATACCCAGTAAGATGGTATCATACGCTGAACGATTCGCGGCAAAGCCGCTTGGATGGAAAGGAAAGACTGATGCGTAACTATGAGATGGTACTCCAGGCTCTGAAGTCTGGCAAGGCGATGACGATGGCAGATCTCAAGGCGGAGCTTCCCGGTCTCGAGTGGTGGAATATGCACAAGTATGTGGCTCGCGCCAAGTATCTGGCGGGTGCTGAGATCGAGCTGATGAAGGCTGGTGCGGTGATCAAGACCGCCCGTGCCAAGGAGGCCGAGACGCTGCGACTGGTCAATGTGGACAAGTTCAAGTCGTGGAAGCCTGAGACCAAGACGGGTGGGCCGCTGTTCCGCAAGGTCAACCCGAAGGCGAAGGCGACGCGCAAGGCGGTCGTGAAGGCTGCTGCGAAGGCGAAGGCGAAGGCGCCGGCGAAGGATCTGCACGCTGCGTCCAATGCTCGGATCGCGAAGGTCGTCGCGGAGAACCCGGAGATGGCGCCTGTGGCGACTCCGAAGCCGTCGGTCACCGACATGATCAAGGCCGAGCTGGCTGCGACTGCTACGGTGCCGACGAAGAAGGCTGCGGCGCTTCCGCGTGGCCCCGTGAAGGTCAAGCGGGTGTCGGATGAGGTGACTCCTCCGAAGGATGCGAATGACCTGCTGGAGATTCCGGACTTCCTGCGGATCCAGACGGACAAGTCGCCGAAGCTGGCTGACGAGTGATGTAGAAGGGCCCTTGACAATAGGTCGAGGGCCCACTATACTGAGAACACGATGAGATTGGGCGGGCGAAAGCCCTGCCGACCCCGGCGACAGCCGGTGCCCTAGTCGTCCAAGAAGGACGCTCGCCTAAGAAGTGGGAAATGCAGGTAGTGTCCCTGGTATGGGGAAGAATCCTGTCTAGGGGAACGTCGGTTAGGCCTCCAGGTGCACCTGTGAGGCCCCCAGAACTAACGTTGGAATGAAGGAGACGGTGATGGACTATCTGAAGCGGGCTGCAAAGTATGCCGAAGACCGTGGGGATGAGCATTGGTTCTCTGATGTATACACTCGTCTTCGCGAGCATTTCAACGTCCACGACTCGGTGTGGAAGGCTCTGGCTTTCCTATACACCGATGAGGTGGCAGATCAGGTGGAGGCTGGTTGATGGTCAAGGTCAAGCGGTATCTGGTGTTTGCCACCTTGGGCCCCGCGCTTGGTGGATGGAAAGACTTCAAGTGCAGCTTTGGCTCCAAGCGGGAGGCGATCAAGGTTGCAAACAACCTCGTTGATCCTGAAGCCGAGGACTGGCAGCGCGAAGAATGGTATTTGCACGAATCGTCCCATGTGATCGATACGCAGAGGGGTGCAGGTGCTGGTATTTTGGTGCATGAGGGCAAAATAGGCCCTTGACATTGTCCAGGAAGCCGCCTATACTGGGATCATGATCGGAAAGAGGGAGACGGAGATGGATCTGGTTCTTTCGAGCAAGCTGTTCACCTGGAACAAGACCGAGACCGATGGAATGTTCACGGCCGAGGCCTCGGAGCTGGAGAAGGCGCTGCCGGATGGTTCACGACATCGTCTTCAGTATCGCGATGGCCAGTGGGGGTTCTTCATGGAGTCCCATCGCACGGGTCGGAAGCTGTGGTTCAAGCTGGTGAAGGAGCATCGCTCGGAGGAGCGTGTTGTGCTGTGGGTGGACTTTGTATCCAAGGACCCCGAGCTGAAGCTGCGGGTGTTCAACGTTCGCCTTCGGGTTGACCTTGCGGAACAATTGACCAAGATAGGCCCTTGACAATTGCCAGGAAGCCTGGCATACTGGTATCAAGATCGGAAAGAGGAGACAGAGATGCGTGTTCAAGTGACCATCCCGGTGACTGTCTACGTGGACTATGACACGGGCGAGATCAGCACCGTCAATGGCGACGAGTTTCTCACCGAGGATACGGCAAAGGTGGTCAAGGGGATGATCCTTGACCTGTCGGATGAGCCGCTGGTCGAGGCGCTGACGGATTCCACGGGCTGGCTTGTCAATGAGTTGTCGATCCATGTGGATACGGGTGGTGGATTTCGTCTGTTCTGTGCTGGTATAGGAACACAGCATCCAGACATTTCAAATGCATGATGCCGTCAAGGGCGCCAAGTAAGCCCTTGACAATTGCCAGGAAGCCTGGCATACTGCTACCAAGATCGGAAACAAGGAGACGGCGATGATCAATCAGAAGACCAGTCCATCACCGCGCGTGGTCTATGTCACTTTCGCCATGATCATCAGCAAGGATGCTGATGTGGATGAAGTGGTGTCAAAGGTGGAGCCGGCGCGTCACTATATCACCGCAGAGCATCCCTCCATCATGGGCACCGAGCTGGTGAAGGTTGAGTGCGACGCGGCCTGAGATAGTCCCTTGACAATTGCCAGGAAGCCTGGCATACTGGTACCAAGATCGGAATGAAGGAGACAGCGATGACGGTCGTGTATTACATAAAACATCCGAACGGCAGGATGAAGATCACTCCTGTTCCCGCTTCGGACACGGAAGCAATTCGAGCATTTAAGGATCATTGGACTGCCAAAGCTGCTTGGTCTGTAAATGGCAAGCGGGTGTTGGTAAAAGAAATCAAGGAAGAAATCTTCGCCGAAGATGTTTTCAATCGTCTTCAGACAAGCAAAAAGACATAACTTTTCGCATAGCTGCTATGCAATCTTTGCATTTCCCGCTAACTCTTTGATTCCATTGACAATTTTAGTCCTTGACAATTCCTGGTAACCGTGTATACTGGTACCAGAATGAAGGAGACAGAGATGACTGTTCGACCGAAGATGCTTCTGACAAAAGGGAACCCCAAGATCCTGAAGGGCACCAAGAGGGGTTACATCACCTTCATCCTTCACCTCGCTCCGGCGTCGGTGTCGGGCTACAATGTCTGCGCGATGGCGACCGACGGCTGCAAGCTGGCGTGCCTGAATACGGCTGGTCGTGGTGGCATCCCGAACAGCAAGGCCGTCAAGGTGGCCGCGCGTCATGGCGAGGTGACGGTGCCGAACGTGATCCAGGCGGCGCGCATCGCCAAGACCGTGTGGTTCTTCCAGGATCGCGCGTCCTTCATGGCTCAGCTGGTCAAGGAGATTGCCGCTGGCATCGCGTATGCCGAGCGCCAGGGCCTGATCCCGGTGTTCCGCCTCAATGGCACGTCGGACATCCGCTGGGAGGCCGTCGAGGTCGATGGTCACGCGAACATCATGGAGATGTTCCCGACCGTGCAATTCTATGACTACACCAAGCTGGTCAACCGCAAGGCGCTCCCCGCGAACTATCGTCTGACGTTCTCGCTGGCCGAGAACAACGACCTGGCTGCGTGGGCGTCTGGTCTGAACGTCGCTGCGGTGTTCAAGGGCAAGCTGCCCGCCACCTTCATGGGTCGCTCGGTGATCGACGGCGACGAGACGGATCTGCGGTTCCTGGATCCGGTGGGCGTTGTCGTCGGGCTGAAGGCGAAGGGGAAGGCGAAGCGTGACACGACCGGGTTCGTGCGCGCCGCCTAAGCCCTTGAAATCCCTGGGCAATTTAGGCCCTTGACAATTGTCCAGGGATAGCATATACTGGTACCAAGATCGGAAAGAGGAGACAGAGATGACGGTTCGTCAGAACACCAACACCCTGCTGGAGCTGATCGAGGATGGCGTCCTCGACAAGGACGCTGTGATCCGCGCGTGTCTGATGTGGATGTCGGATCGCGATGTCGGCAAGATGGCTGAGCAGAACGAGCTGTTCCCCACCTACGACGAGGAATAAAGGGTTTCTGAGAAGGTGGCGTCCGACGCCACCGAATCAGCCCTTGACAATTGCCCAGAGGCCTGGCATACTGGTACCAGAATCGGAAACAAGGAGACAGCGACATGGCGATGCTTGTGATCCAGACCCAGGTCTATGAAAACTATGGCGCGCATGCCTGGGAGGGCGAGGGCGAGTGCCCGCAGTACTGGAAGCCGAAGGGTGGCTCGGAGTACAAGGTGCCCGGCGTCGACCTGAACGCCGATCTGACCGCGCTGGTCGACACCCTGCGGCCGCAGGTGGAGGCCGACGACCACTACTGGCGGGAGTACATCATCTCCTGGTCGGTCGAGGCCGACGACTACCTGAGCCAGTTCGAACGCGACCAGCTGAAGTGGGATGGCAAGATCAGTCATCCCGACAAGGTGCTCCAGGTGGCCTGAGATAGGCCCTTGACATTGTCCGGGAAGCCACCTATACTGGTATCAAGATCGGAAACAAGGAGCCAGCGATGACCAAGATCCAGATGACTGCCCCCCGCCCCCGTCGTATCGAAGGTCTTACCGACATGGATGTCGCCGTGATCGCCTACTTCAAGGCGCGCCCGAGCGCCGTGATCGGGTATGCCACCGTCGAGCTGTGGCTCGCCGAAGAGGGGTTCAAGCGCCCGCAGTACGCCAAGGTTTCCTGCTCGGAGCTGGCTCACAAGGGGTACCTGAAGCCCCTCGCCTTCGGCAAGTATCAGTTCCGCTGCGCCGCATAAGGGGTTCGCGCTAGATAGGCCCTTGACATTGTCCAAGAAGCCGCCTATACTGACCACATGATCACCAAGGAGACCGGAATGACCAAGGCCAAGACCAAGATGCCGAAGATGCGCGCGCCAAGCCTCTCGCCCCCGAGTCAGAGGGAATGGGATGAGTACAGCAGGCAGATGGTGCAGTACACTAAGGAGCAGCTGGCGCGCAAGGATGCGAAGATTGACGCGCTGGCGGGCAAGGTCGAGCGCATGACCAAGACCAAGACCAAGATGCCGAATCTGAGCCGCAAGGCCTCGCCGCCGACGACGAGGGAGTGGGATGAGTACACCAGGCAGATGTTGCAGTACCAGAAGGAGCAGCTGGCTCGCAAGGATGCGAAGATCGCCGCGCTGGAGCGCAAGGTCGAGCGCATGACCAAGTAGTTCGAAAAGGAGCGCCTGGATTTCCAGGACTGGCTGACGCGCAGCTAACCAAGATAGGCCCTTGACTTTAGGTCAAGGATGCCCTATACTGACCACATGATCACCAAGGAGATAGCGATGACCGACGCCACCACCGTCCAGATGCCCCAGCGGTGGGATCTGGCTTGCGACTATGATGGCTATATAGGGCTCCTCGTCGAGGTGCCTGTGGAAGAGGGCGATTATGTAAAGGTCGAGGATGTGAACCCTCTGGTGGATGAGATCAACCGCCTCCGCGCCCACGTCCAGGTGCTGGAACGCGAGGTCGAGCGCCTGAAGCAGAAGTCGGAAAAGGACTGGAAGTGGTTCTCCGACGCTACCGGCGGATATATGTGAGGGAGATGAAGATGGTCAAGTACCAGATGGAGCAGCTGGCGTGCAAGGATGCACAGATCGCCGCTCTGAAGCGCCAGAACAAGGCGCTACAGCGCGAGGTCAAGCGCCTCCGCATGGATCCGCTCGCTGCGCATGACGCCGCGCTGGCGGAAAGGCGCGCCGCCGCGAAGGCGCGCGCCGTGGCGGAAAGGCGCGCCGCCGAAGAGCGTCTCGCGCTCGAGGTCGAGCTGAAGGAGACCAAGAACTGAAATAGGCCCTTGACAATTCCCGGGAAGCCGCCTATACTGACCTCATGATCACCAAGGAGACCGGAATGACCGACGCCACCACCCGCACGCTTGATGCCAGACTTGATCCCAGATGGGTTCTCCTCGACACCAGGCCGCTGTACACCCGCGACAGCCGCGCGACCGTCCTCGGGGTCTATGACCTCATGGAGGAGGCCGAGGCCCAGTGGAAGTGGCTGTCGAGGGGCGTCGGCAGCCACATCACCCCCGACTGCCAGAGGTACGTTATCCTCGAGCTGCCCCTCGGCGAGGCGGGCATGGCCGCCGAGGTCGCGCGCCACGACGTGCGTAGGTGGCCCAAAATAGGCCCTTGACAATTCCCGGGAAGCCGCCTATACTGACCTCATGATCACCAAGGAGACAGCGATGACCAAGGCCACCAGGAAATCGACCCCCAAGTCCCGCGCGGCCTTCGTCGCCAAGCTTAGCGCCCTGTGTGCCAAGCATAACGTGCTCCTGTTTGGCGACCAGGATGGGAACGCGATTGCCCATTTCCTGGATGGAGGGGAGGACGCGGTACAGTTGGCCGTGCCGCGGCCCAAAATAGGCCCTTGACAATTCCCGGGAAGCCGCCTATACTGACCACATGATCAAGCGATCCACCAAGGCCTCCACCCTCTCCGCCACCTCTCAGAAGGATCCCTCCATGTCCCAGACCATCCAGTCCTCCGTCACGTTCGACCGCACAAGTGGCAAGTATGTCGCGATGGCCGACGGCAAGGTCGTGACCAAGACCAAGTCCATGAACCGCGCCAAGCGCCTGCTCAAGGCCCATCTCGCGGGTCTCAAGGAGGTCGCGCGCGACGAGGTCGCGTCGGGCCTTTCGTTCTCGGTCGCCGACCGCTTCGCCTTCACTGAGGCCCTCGCGCAGATGGTGGCCAAGGGCCAGTCCCCCTCCGCCATCGTCACGGGTGAGGGTGGCATCGGCAAGACCTACACCATCTGCAAGGTTCTGGCTGCCAACGGGTTCGTGAATTCCCTGGAGCCCGAGGCCGTGCATGTCGCGCCCACCAAGCAGTACGTCATGATCAAGGGCTACTCGACCCCCTATGCGCTGTACCGCACGCTGTTCGAGAACCAGGATCGGGTCATCATCTTTGACGACTGCGACAGCATCCTGAAGGATGCGACGGCGATCAACCTCCTGAAGGCTGCGCTCGACAGCTATGCCAAGCGTGTCGTCTGCTGGCAGTCCGAGGTCAAGGGTTCCGACCTCCCCACCTCGTTCGAATTCAAGGGTGGCGTCATCTTCATCAGCAACCACACGCTGACTTCGCTCGACCAAGCCGTGCGTACCCGCGCGCTCTGCGTCGACCTGTCGATGAACGCTGACCAGAAGCTGGAGCGCATGGCTCAGCTCGTGGCTGACAAGGACTTCCAGCCCGATATGTCGGCGAAGGTCAAGGCCGACGCGCTCCAGCTGATCAAGGAGAACCTGCCCAAGGTTCGCAACCTCTCGCTGCGTACCCTCATCCAGGTCTCCAAGATCCGTCACGCCCACGGCGCCGACAGCAACTGGGCTCGCCTCGCGCTTTACGTCATGAACCAGTAAGGGATGATCACCATGAACCTCGCAACCTTCCTCGCGCACACCATTGGGGCTACCGTGCTGCTCGCCGGCTGGGGCTTCGCTGTCGTGATGGTCGCCGGATATATCATGGAGCGCCGGCGCAGCAAGTAAGCCTCGAACACCAGCACACCTCATCCCCCCGGTGGGCGGGGGCTCCTCCTCCCCCCCTCCGGCCGGCCGGGGGAGGCCTTAGGGGCGCGGCGGCGAAAAATATACCAGGTTTGCGTAGACACTCTTTTAGCGACCATGCCGGTTCAGACGCTAGCCTATTTTTTCGCTGTGGAGGTCTGCAAAAGCATTCTGTGTATATTCTGCACGTATTCTGTGTATATTCTGCACGATTTGGCCCCCCCGTCAGTTTCTGGTGGAATTCCGTTAAGTTCTACCCCGTACTTTGACACCCCCCGTCAAATTCTGAGTTTATTCCTTTAAGTTCTCCCTGTACATTACCAATCTTATATGTTATCATACACTCATTGAGAGGAGAATATCTGATGTATGTGAATGTTTCTGAGATGGTTGGAAAGACCTTTGGTCGTATTGAACGCATCGGCAGCGATGATGAGCTGCATTTTCACATGGTAGACGGTACTCATTATCGCATGTATCATTCCCAGGATTGCTGCGAGAGAGTTTATGTCGAGGACATCGTTGGGGATCTGGATGATCTTGTTGGTTCGCCCTTGGTTCGTGCTGAGGAGCGTACTTCTGACACTTCAGAAGATTCTGATCCGGATGCTTTTAGAGATGATGCATATATGTGGACGTTCTATGAGTTTGCTACGATCAAGGGGTCTGTGACGATTCGTTGGTATGGTGAATCGAATGGCTACTATTCCATAGGCGTTGATTTGGTGCATGTGAATCCTCATGGCGTATCAATAGTGCCACTCAAGAATGAAGCCAATTTTTGAGGAAGTGTGACATGACTAATGGTGTCGTTGTTGGTTTTGCTATTATTGCCCTGATTGTTGGCATAATTATCTTTGGACCGCTTTTGATCATTTGGTCCCTGAATACTTTGTTTGCGCTAAGTATTGAGTATAGCTTGTTCACGTGGTTTGCTGCTCTTGTTCTGAGTGGCGCTGTTTCGGTGCGAGTTAGTAGATAATCTGAATATCTGTCTGGAAGGATGAAATGACATGAAGCTGCATGATTTGAGAATGAGCAAGGAAACCTGCGACAAGTTGGTTGCATGTGCAATGAGCATGGAGATGGCTGAGGAGACGCGCGGGGATCGTGATGGTACTCCAGCCTTCATCAGTCGCACGAAGGGTGGGATCAAGGAATCTTCGGCGGTGAAGGACATGGATATGTTTGCCGATCACCGCGAGTATTTGATTTTAAAGAATTACGAGAATCACCAGGAATCTGGATATACGAATTATACGTCGGCTGAGATTGATGGTTTGGTTCCGTCGGAGATTCTTGATTATTTCAAGCTGCGCCGCGAAGACTGTCGCATCGACGTAAAGAGGTCGACTCCCGGAAAGATACACATTCCACATAAGGATTACTACATCAACTACAAGTATCATCTCGTTGACAATAATGGTAATGTGGAATACATGCCCAAGGATTCCATGAATGGCGTTGATGTCATCAGGTTGTGGATTACATTGACCAAGCCTCGCTTTGGGCACGTATTGATCGTTGAGGACAAGCCTTTTTATTGGCTGGAGCAGGGATCGATTGTGACATGGGAGACGCATGAATTGCATACTGCGGCTAATCTTGGTTACGAGGATAGGTTCATCATGACGATCACGGGAAGCGTTTGTCCATAAGATGGATACTCCATGCGTGAAGGTTTGTCGTATCGAAGGAAGTGGATACTGCATTGGATGTGGTCGAACGCGGCGTGAGATTGCCGAGTGGACTGGATTGACCAAGAATGAGCGGTTGACCGTGATGGCGACCTGTCTTGTTCGATTGACCGAGATGACTCGTGGAAAGGGAAAGGGCGAAAGAAATGACAAGGGAAGAGCGGGTACTTGAGGATTTGCTATTTCATGTAAGGAATTCGGAGACCGTTGACGAGATCCTTACCGAAAAGGGTCGTGCGATGATGGAAGCATATTACACGATCAATTCCCTTTTGCTGGAAAAAGAAATGCGTCATCGTGATTTGGAAAGTGCTTGACATTACCAGTGCGATGTCTTATTATTATAATGTCAGTCGCAATGAGGAAATAACATGATTCTTTCGTATTTCGTTGATCCGGTGCTTGAAGAGTTTCCTGGTCGCTGTGGTTATCAAATCTTCTGCTTCGAAGATGATGACTGCGTGTGGGAACAGTTCTTTGCGACGAAGGAAGATGCCGAGGAGTTTGGTAGGGATTATGTCGCTGGATACTTTGCTGACGGATTCCCCGCAAATTCCGTCATATGGAAGCAGGAGCGTGAGATTCGTATTCCTTCCGATGTATAAATATGTCCATGAAGACATTCAAGCATTTTCTACAAGAACGATTCATCAATCTTTTTCCCGGTGATCCGCGCAGGCAGCAACATGCCGCCGAGATCCATGATATGCTGCAAAAGGCCTATGCAAAGATTGGTGGCATACAGGGATCTGGCTTTCGTAGCCCCGAAGACATGGACAAGAATATTCCGATGTGGAAGATCCATCGACAGGGCGGCAAGATTCGTGGCGTTGTCCTCTATAAGGATACAAATGGACGCAAGTCCGTGGCTACAGCGACTGATGGTTCTGAAGAAGGCAAGAAGGGCGTAGCTCAGATCTATCGTGATGATGTTGTTCGCGGTCGTGCATATGGCGAGAGATCTGCTTCGGCTCTATCGTTCACCAAGAAGGTTGTTGGAGCCGAGCATTTGAAGAAGCATATAATTCCATATGAACATGTCCAAAAGACCTTGGGTGGTGACACGGAGATACGTCGTCCACCCGCAGATGATCCTGAGATACAACGCCATCCCGAGTTCGCTGAACATTTCTATCAAAGAAAAATTGGCGACCATTGGCACACAAAGTTGATGTTTGGTACACCCGGAAAGAGTTTGAAGAGAGTTTGAAATGAGATCCTACAAGATTGTTGAAATGGTTGATTCTCTCCATCGTAGCTACAAGCTTCATCTATATGAAGGTGGTATCGAGGAACCAAGGGCTCCAGTTTTTGAGAGCCGTGATCGTGCATATGAGGCGGCGATGCAGTATGTTACCGAGTATGATGGATATCTGCCATTTGATGATGAATGAATAAATAAGTTTCGCATATCATGTATCTGATGAAACATATACACACTCCAATGATGTGGATTTCAGAACATGAACATAAACATAGATCGGATCCTGAGAGATCCAAGACAAGACCTTTTCGTTTATGACAATTCTTCCAAAAAGTGGTATTGCCGCGAAGGCACCGATTATTTCTGTCCCGAACCAAGCATTGAATTCTATACGAAATTGGTCGTATTGGATTTGCTTGCGACATTGCGCGAATGCGAGAATCCAGAGAAAAAAGTTCTTGACGGCGCCGATAGAATAGACTACAATAGATTTGTGAATACGATTTGTGAAAGGTTCAATATACCATGGAAAGATACTTCACCAAGCCTTCCGAAGGGTATCATTTCTCAGCCGACGGTATAAAGACTATTGAAGATCATTACGGCGGCAAGTTCGTTGGTTCTTTTTGTATCAAGAGAACTGATGGATCTTGGAATGATACGCCGGTTGATGTATTCTATCAGCCGTATCCTGATGTCATCAAGGGCCATACGCATTACTTTGGCATGTATCGTCATCCTCTGACGAAGCATGTAATGATCACGAATGCGATGTCCGCATTTGAGCATCCGATACTGGGTGCTGTTGCGGATGATGGAGAGATTGTCGTTTCTGGGTATCGACACGATTATCGGAGAAGCAAGGATGGAACTGTATTCATTGATGGCGGCCGAGACTATACTAAGTATGGCCGTAATAGTGTTGATCCTGATGTGGGTGATATTCGGACCCCACTCGTCCAGGTAAAGGTTGTCGAAAACAATCTTGTGGTGGTCGTATGATTCTGCAACTGAATCCTACGATCCCCGTGATTACACCAAAAGGTCGTGCTCAGGCCGTAGCATTGATTGACTATGGTCCTGAGCATGATCTTATTTGGGTTTGCTTTCTTGATTCAAATGGTCAATGTTGGTCATATCGCAATGCTGAGATTCGCGGCGAAAAGAACTTGACCATGGGAAGAAAGGGCGAATACTGTGGACAAACCTAGTTCTCAGAAGATTGAAGTCACGAAGCAGGTCAAGGATTCGCTGCGCGAATTATCGGCTGCTATTGCCGCACATCAGCAAGCATTGGATAACGCTGTTGCCGAGATTGAATATCTTGAAAAGCAAAATGGTCAATTGATTTTTCAAATTCAATATGCATTTACATTTCCTGATGGCGAACATTTGACATTGGAAGAACTGGCGAATGATTACTATCGTCTAAAGAAGCAGGTCGGCGAATGGTGATCAAGATTACAGTTTCATGAAATTATATCCAGGAAGTTCAATTGACGCCGTCTAAGGCATACATACTTGTTGAACACTTGTTTCGTTCACAAAAAGATAATTGAGGTGTCACATGAATATCAAGACGATTTTTACTACTGTCTTAGCAATACTTTGCATTTCATTTGCAGCATATGCACAAAACGCAAGAGATCAAATTCGTGCTGTTGGATCATCGACAGTTTTTCCATTTACTACAACGGTTGCTGAAAATTTCAGTCGAACATCAGGTCTGAAGGCGCCTATTGTAGAATCTACTGGAACGGGTGGTGGATTTCGTCTGTTCTGTGCCGGTATAGGAACACAGCACCCAGACATTTCAAATGCATCTCGTCCGATCACTAAATCAGAAATTGAACTTTGCGCCAAGAATGGTGTAACGAGCATTACTGAAGTAATGATTGGATATGATGGCATCGTATTTGCGGTTCGCAAGGATGTAAAGCCTTTTAGTTTGACACGCGAACACGTTTGGCTTGCTTTGGCTCGTCAGGTGCCAAAGGACGGTAAGCTTGTAAATAATTTCTACCAGAAATGGAATGAGATTGATCCTAAACTACCAAACGCTCCAATTGAAGTCATGGGACCGCCTCCGACTTCTGGAACGCGCGATGCATTTGTTGAAATGGTAATGGATCATGGCTGCAAGAGTTTCGATGAAATCAAGTCTCTGCAAGATGCAAGACAGAAGCAAGCTGCCTGCTCTTCAATTCGTGAAGATGGCAAGTTCATTGAGGCTGGTGAAAATGATAATCTAATTGTTCAGAGACTGGTCTCTAACAAGAACAATCTAATTATTGGAGTCTTTGGATACTCGTTCTTGGAAGAAAACGTAGACAAGCTTATTGGATTAAAGATTGATGAGGTAGAGCCAGAGTTTGAAAATATCTCTACACAGAAATATCCAGTCGCTCGTTCCTTGTTTGTCTATGTCAAGAATGCTCATGCTGAAGTTATTCCTGGCATTAGAGATTTCATAGCTGAGTATGTTTCAGATCGTTCCATGGCTGAGAATGGATACCTTGAGAAAAAGGGTCTTGTGCCATTGACGAAGGCACAGAGAGAGCTTGTGCGTAAAAATGCTCTTACACTAACACCAATGAAATGAAAGGTTTATATCATGGTCAAGTATATTCTAAAGTCTGTTGATGATACTGCCGACGATATGGCAGCTACTGTGACGTATGAGTTTCAGTCCGATCTGGCTGACAATGTCACATGGCATCTTGCTCAGTTCATGCGCGCAGTAGGATTTACCTGGGTAGAGAGTCTTGAGATCGTCAAGGAGTATGATGATTCAGAGTTTGATGAACTTGACGATAGTGAATTGACGATTGATGATTCAATGATTGTCAATAAGGATTCCACAGAAGACAAGTATGTGTCTGTGACACCAACTAAAGATACCAAGTAATTAGTCGGTTGGTCGCATACCCATTGTGCGTTCTTGACCAACCATATGGCTCTTGATCATCCATGCTAGTTTTGCATGTTTATCAAGGCGGTCTTCCAAGTAATTGACGAGACCGTAATTGTCTTCGCGTTCTGCTAGCCCTCTTGCTGCATTGATTGAATCGACCAATGCGGAATTAGCGGCTAGCAGACGAGCGAACATATTTTTTGATCCAGGAATTTCTGCCGTGTCCGACATTGTCGATAGCGATTCAAATTCCTTCATTGTTCCTGGTGCATATGAACCAAGTGCGCGAATTTGTTCGGCAGCAGTATCGACTTCTTCAAACAGTTGCACATAGACCTTGGAGAAGAAATCATGATAGGCTGAAAAGAATGGACCTTCAACATTCCAATGATACTTGTGTGCGAGAAGATACATGCTGAATGTATTTGCTAGTACAATGTGCATTGTACGCACAAGATCTGGTTTGCCCAATTGTTCTTCCAGAAGTTCCTCATTTAGAACAGTTTCTGTTGTATCTTGGACTTCTTCTTGAATCACATTTTCATTTTCGGACATAGTTGACATTCCTCTAGAGGTATGATATATTTATAATCATGAATATCTTTTATCTTTCTCACGATCATGCTCAGTGTGCCCAATGGCATGTGGACAAACATGTAGTCAAGATGATTCTGGAAAGCTGTCAGTTGCTTTCTACGGCTCGTCGTTTGATTGACGGTGTTCCAACAATTGAAAAACGATATGTTGCAGGATCATTGCATCCGGCACGTTTTCGTAATATCAAGCGATGGGTGCTGGAAGATCATCCAGAAGCTGACAAGATCATCTATCAGGCTACGCATGTAAATCATCCGTCGGCTGTGTGGGTTCGTCAGTCATTGGAGAACTATGTTTGGTTGTCGGATCTAACATTTGCCCTTATCAATGAATACAAGTATCGATATGGTAAGGATCACAAGTGCGAAATTGTTGCTCGTCATCTTGCGACTCCTCCCATGAAGGATTTTCCTCATAAGGGATTCACGGAGCCGACACCTGCAATGCCAGATGAGTACAAGGTTACTGGCGACAGCATTGCGTCATATCACAATTATTACCGTGGTGCTAAGGCTCGTATGGCATCATGGAAGAATCGTGATGTACCGTCTTGGTTTACTAAATAAGAGTATGTTCAACCTCAAACCAGGATTATATTATGCCAACGTATGATTTTATCAATGAAGAAACTGGTGAAACATTTGAGATGCAGATGTCTATTGCAGACATGGAAAAGTATCTCAAAAAGAACAAACATATCAAGCAGGCTGTCACCAGAATGACTTTAGGTGATTCGGTTCGTCTAGGAATCACCAAGCCGCCAGCAGATTTTCAAAAAGGAGTTATTGGTCGCATGAAGGAAAAAGTTCATGGCAATAATCTGAAGACTTCGAAATTCAACATTCCAAGAGAGTGGTGAGTGATTAGTCCCATTTCTCCCGTGTATAAAACAGTATTCAACACGCAAAGAGGATCTCGCGAAAACGCAAGGTCCTCTTTGTCATTTCAGAGAGGCGTACATGTCAAAGAAAAAGAAGAAGTTAAATCAACAACAGCAACAAAATCATTTCTCTCTACGAACAATATCACCACTAACACTAAATCAATCATCAACATTCAAGGCCTTTGAGCAAGGCAAACATCTTCTTCTACACGGCGTTGCCGGAACAGGTAAAACATACATCTCTCTATATCTGGCACTAAATGAAGTTCTAAACAAATCCAGATACAAACACATTGTCGTCATACGCAGCGTAGTTCCTTCTCGCGATATGGGATTTCTGCCAGGCTCCGCAAAGGAAAAAGCAAAAGTGTATGAAGAGCCATACAAGATGATTTGCGATGATTTATTTGGTCGTGGCGATGGCTATGATATACTCAAGATGAAGCGCATGTTGGATTTTACCACGACTTCATTCTTGCGCGGAGTTACATTCAATGATGCAATCATCATTGTCGATGAATGTCAAAACATGATTCAACAAGAGTTGGATACTGTCATGACTCGTGTTGGTAACAATTGTCGTATCGTGTTCTGCGGAGATTTTCGTCAGACTGATTTGGCAAAGCATGAAGAACGCAGAGGACTCTTGACATTCATGAATATTCTTGATAAAATGTCTTGCTTTGAAAAAATTGAGTTTGGTAAGGAAGATATCGTGCGTAGTGCATTGGTAAAATCCTACATCATCTCTAAACTGGAGTTAGGATACGTTTGATATGTTGATTTATGCTGCACCTGCGATCATTTGGATGATCATGCGTCTAATGAGAAAGATCATACTCACTTGGCCCAATGCATTCAATGCATGGATGTGTGTGATCACCACAATCGTCATGGGCGGGATCATTTTTAATTTTCTGGTAAAGCTTATAAGTTAATGAAAAAGTTTCATCATTCATTTGTGAATCTTCCAAATCTTGAGGAAGAGTATATTGACGGAAGGAGGCATTATAGAACTCCAGAGGGAAATGTGTATCCTTCCGTCACTACTATTTTGTCACGATTGCCAAACGAGAGTTTGAAAGAATGGCAAAATAGAGTTGGAGAAGAAGAAGCCAAGCGAGTATCTGGCGTATCAGCTCGACGCGGAAAAAATCTTCATCAAGTCTGTGAGCGATATTTGCTCAATGAAGAAAAGCCTACGCGCGGTCATATGCCAGATGTTTCATTTATGTTTCTTGAGTTAAGAAAACATATTGATCGAATTGATGAAGTATACGCCGTTGAAGCGCCTTTATATTCTGATCAATATAAGTTTGCAGGAAGATGTGATGCAATAGGTACATTTGATGGATATCCGGCGATCATTGATTTCAAGACGACCAAGTCGGAAGCTGATTCCAGCATGGATAAGGTCAAGAAATATTTCATGCAGTTGTCGGCATATTCTTTGGCATATGAAGAAAGAACTGGCGTAAAAATTGATTTGGGGGTATTGTTATTTGCATCGGCAGAAACTGAATCTAGCTGCATTCCTGCAAATTTGACTAAGTACAAGACTCAATTCATTTCTTTGTTGACAAGCACTAAATAATGTAATATAATACGATATTACTGTTGATAACAACGTAATAAACTGTCTGGACGCGGCTTCAATGCCGCCACCTCCACCAGTCAACACACTAGGGCCGTAACCCAAGCAGCTGCTTGAGAAACCCCAAAAGTGAGGGATTAAGTGTGTTGGCTAATGGGGGTGAAAGGGATTCGACAGAAGTGTAAAGGTTGCGGAGGTAATCGGTAAGGAACGACCGACAATTAGTCCAAAACAATAGATGCAAACGATAATTACGCATCTGAGATGGCACTAGCTGCCTGAACGGGGTTCGGTGGGGACCTGGCAACAGAATCCCACCACTTTCATCAATCGTAGGAGGTATCGATGAGTGAAGTATCTTGTTATGTTATGAAACCCCTTTCTTATGCAACCGATAACGAATGCACGTTCAAGAATTTGCGTTCGGTTGATTTGAAACGAGCAAAGAAGCATCGTGGAGTATATAAGCTTTCGTATGGACAATACGGAAGTTCCAACCATGTTTCTTATGTGGCAACACGAGATTTCGACTGATGTATAAAACTCTGATGGTAGGAATATTCCTACTCATCGGGTTCTTTGGTGCAAGACTGTATCCATATGATACAACAACAAATGCTGTAGCGCAAATTCCTGGATATGAAAGGATTTACGAATACGAGCATTTGTTGCTATCATTTGTTCCAGATGAACCATTGCCCGATGAGCAGGAGACAAAAGTAGTCAACGTCGATCCTAAAGAGAGGGAGTGTTTAGCCAAAGCCATATATTGGGAGGCTCGCAACCAATCTCTTGATGGAAAAGTCGCTGTAGGATACGTTGTAATCAATCGTGTCAATGCTGGTCTGTGGAAAGACTCCATCTGTGGCGTTGTCTATCAGGGTTGTCAATTCTCTTGGGTCTGTGAAGGTAAGGGTAAAAGAAACCTCTACAAGCTAACGAACGAGAACGAAAAAATTGCATGGGCTGAGGCGATTGCTCTTGCAAATGAACTTCTCATAGAGTATAATGACATTGAAGATATAACGAAGGGTGCAGTCTTCTTTCATGCTCATTATGTGAGACCTGATTGGTCAAAGTGGAAGAAAGTTGAACGCACCGTTCGTATTGATGATCATATATTCTATCGTTTGAGGTCCATGTAATGCCAACAAAAGATGAAATGCTATCCTTTGCCAAGACTATTGAGCAGATAGTCAAGGAAAAGGATCTAAACTATATTGATGCTGTGACGCATTTTTGCGAGATCAATTCTTTGGAGATTGAGTCAGTTACAAATCTGATCAATCAATCATTGAAGGCCAAGATTGCATATGATGCGTCACAGCTCAATCTTTTACCCAAAAGCAATACATTGCCAGTATGAAAATTGTTGCTCTAGAAGCATACAAGCTATTTCATTCGATCAAGCTTCACTTTACTCGTCAGTCATTTGACTTTTTCAAGAGTAGAGTAAAGATTTCGGAGAAAGCTTTTCTTTCTCGTCGCGATAGATTTGCATTTTATCGATTGGCGAAAGAGTATGATCGTGATCAATTTATCTCCCTGACTCTGGCGAACATTCTCAAGAATGATTCGTTGTGGTCAATGAATTTGCTTGAGCCAGAAGCTGCAGATAATCTAGTCGAATATCAAAAGAGACTGGAGTCGCTCACATATAATTTCAAGCAGGACTTGAAAAAGCTTTTGGATTGGTCGCACGAACACGGTGTTTTTTTGGATCGTGCTTTTGTCCCTGGCGATTCTTATCCTCCGTTACTGACAATGGTCATGAGAAATGAAATTTCCATGGAGACATTTGTCATTCTAAATGGTGTCATCGATTTTCTCCCCATGTGGAAAAGAAAAATAAATGATGAGATCATTTGGCCAAAGTTTGCAATCAAGTGCGAGAAATATGCTCCATTTGTTTTGCAGCGAGTTGATTTGAAGAACATGAAAAAGATTCTGAAAAGTGAGTTTTTTCCTTGACTTCGAATCAACGCATGATATATAATAGTGAATATTATGCATCATGTGAACAAGATGTAATACGAAACATACAACGCATACGAAAGGAAATACAATGTCTTTTGCATCACTAAAAAAGGCCAGCGGTTCTATTGACAAGCTGGCGCGCGAGCTAGAAAAGCTTAATACACCTGCAACCAATTCATCGGAAGATACTCGTTTCTGGAAGCCAGAACTTGACAAGGCTGGTAACGGCTTTGCTACGATTCGTTTCCTTGCAGCACCTGCTGCTGATGGTGACGATGCTCTTCCTTGGGTTCGCGTCTTTGATCATGGCTTTCAAGGACCTGGCGGTTGGTACATTGAGAACTCTCTGACGACTATCGGTCAGAAGGATCCTGTCTCAGAGTACAATTCGATTCTATGGAATTCTGGAATCGAAGCTAACAAGGAGATTGCTCGTAAGCAGAAGCGTCGCTTGAAGTATATCTCCAACATTCTTGTCGTTAGCGATCCAAAGAATCCTGACAACGAGGGTAAGATCTTTTTGTTCAAGTATGGCAAAAAGATCTTTGACAAGATCACCGAAGCAATGAATCCACAGTTTGAAGACGAGAAGGCTGTCAATCCATTTGATTTCTGGGCTGGCGCAAACTTCAAGCTTAAGATTCGCAAGTTTGAAGGTTATCCGAACTATGACAAGTCTGAGTTCGACAAGCCTTCTGCGCTTTATGATGGTGATGATACAAAGCTGGAGAAGCTTTGGAAGTCCGAGTATTCACTCAAGGATTTCCTTGATCCAAAGCACTTCAAGAGCTATGATGAGCTGAAGACCAAGCTAAATCGTGTTCTTGGTCTTGACGGAGCACCAGCTGCCTCAAAGAGCAAGGCATCGGATGAGAAGCCGGCATCAAAGGAGACACCTCCTTGGACTGACGACGAAGACGATGACATGAAGTTGTTTGAGAAGTTGGCTCGCGAGGACTAAGTACTGAGCGAGTAGCGAAAGAGGGGAGTGAAAGCTCCCCTCTTTTTTATGACATGGATTGTATTCCCATCATATTTTGAACACGCATCAATGTGTTGTCTTCATTTCTCACACTTGCTACCGGAGCATTGGCGGCAGAAGATTGAGGTGGAGATGGAATTTGATTTCCACCACCTCCATTGTTGATGTTATTGATTACTGGCGCCTGAGATTGATTCATTTGATCTCTTTTCGTCTGTCTTTCCTCAGACATGTTTGATAAAACCTCACCTGTTTGTCTTTGTGGTTGCTGCTGCATTTCAGCTGCAATTGGTGCAGGTTTCATTTGTTCCGGAATTGCCATTCCTGTTGCTGGCATGGTTTGAAGATTGAGATCCCTCGTTAGCGATCCTTGTTGCTGCATCATATATGGTTGATTTACTGGATTTTCATTAGTTGGCTCTTTTTCGGCCGACGGCTGTCCTTGAGGATTCAAAGTCACTTTTCCGTAGTTTTGTTCGCCAGGAGTAAAGAAAGTTGATTGTAGTTGTGGTTTTACCTCTTGAGGTTGAACTTGAGCAACTTCTTTTGGCAATTCATTTGTCAATGGTCGATTGGGCGTTTCTTCTTTTTGTGGTAGTTGTTGCGCCATTTGGGTTGGTTGTGGCTTTGGAATATTTTTTCCGTATTTCTCACTAATTGAATTTATATCCTTTAAATATTTTCCAGGATCTGCTGTAAAATATCCAGATTTGCCTAAAGCATCAGTTGCAGCTTTGAAATCTTTTGATTGTAAAACATCCTTGTATCTTGAATCTTTTTCAATAAGATTGAGCCAGTCTTTTCCGGCATCTTCTACTTTTTCATATTTTCTAAATTTTTCACGTTTACTGATCTCTTTTCCTTCAACGACTTCTTTAGTTGCTGAGGTTGATGAGGGTTTGTTTTCTCTTGTTTCCTTTATACCAAAAGGATTGTTTGAATCTTTTGGCATTTTTTTTCCATGCCCGCTTTCAAGCGATGCTTGAGATGCACCCAGTCGCGCAAGAACATCTGCATTTTGCAGTCCCTTATCAAGAGCTGTTTGATAAATGGAATCGTACATTTTTTTGTGAAAGTCTTCGCGTGGATTTGATTTTTTTTGTTCTTGTACGTTGTTTTCTGGTTTTTGTTGCTGCAATGATGTTGACTGTAAAACTGGAGATGATTGTGGAGTCATTGAAGATTGTGGTGATTCAACATTTGAATTTTCATCTTCATTATTTTTAAAGAAATCAACCATTTTTTCCAAATTTATTTGTGGTTGATTGTTGCTATCTTTTTCTTCCAAGTTTTCAGTAAGTGCTGTTAGCATGTTAGTCATGTTTTGTATTGTCTTGTTTGTTCCTGCAAGACCTAAATTTTCTTCTTGTTTATTTCTAAATGTTGGATTATTTCTCACATCTTCGAAAGAGTTTCGACTTTTTTCTTGATCCCTTCTTTCAACAGATGGATCTCCAAATATCTTTGAATAGGTATTTGTTACGTTTTCTGTAACAGTATCGGCTAAATCTTTTATTGGACTATTTCTATTGATTTGTTCGTTTTCCATTTTTATCTTTGCCTTGATCTAGTAGTTTTACTTTCTTTGTGCTGCCATATCTTTTAGTCTTTGATTTTCTTTTTCGATGTGCTGGGCTAGCAATATTACATAGACATCTCTTTCCCAGGGTATCATATTTTCTAGTTCACTTAGACTATAATGATAATTGTGCATCATCGTAAAGTTAGTTTGAAAATAATTTGTCAAACTTTCATGACCAAGGCTTATGCGAAAAAACTTGTCAGGCCCTCCAAAGGTATTACATGATTAAATCCGCACTTGTTGCATGTATGTTCAATGTTTGATTTTATACTTGGCATTGTTTTGAAAAAATTGTCGATTTTGTCAAAACTTGATTTTGGAATATTTTCAATGTATTCTAAAACATCTTTTTTTTCCATTTCTTTGATATAGTATATACCATCTTTATCGAAGAAATAGTCGATACTATTGATAATCATATCCAAAGCAGTTTCTATTGAAGTTTTTTTGTTTTTGCTTGCAAGCGTTTCAACAGCATTGAATGAAGGATATTTCATCATGACACCAACATCTTTTGTAAAGAATATTGTCTTGTTATGATTTGGTTTCTTTTCAATGACGGTTGAATTTAAAATATCGTGTTCAAATTGCATTAGATTATTGCATTCTTTGTCTTCTACTGTATTTTTACAACGAAATGACATATTTACTTTTTCATTTATTGATCTTGCTCTTAAATGAATGAAGAAATATTCTATGTCAAATGAAGACATTTCATTTATATCAAAGTTGGTTTCGACTATACAATTTTTGACAATTTGTCTTACGGCGTCAACGATTGATTTTTCGTTTGATTCCGTTTTTTGTTCTTCAAGTGCCATCAATAGAATTTTTTGTTCTTTTACTAGAAATGGTCTAAACTTTAGTTTTTTGCCTGTTGAAGGTAATTCAAACTCATATATTGGCAAATCAATTTTAGGTAAATTCATGATTTAGATTTATCCTTTCTTTATCTTTGTCGACCAGGATTTGTTTCTCGTGCTGTTCTAGGAGGTTGCGTTGAAGAAACATATTTTGTATTTTCATAAGGGCTATACTCATTTGAATAATAAAAATAGTCATAACTAAACGATACGGCAACGCGAGTTATTTCTTCACTTGTCCAACTCATTGTCACAGGACTAACAGATACTGGATACGCATTTACAATGTAAATTGAATAGCTACGACCCTGATTTACATCGAAGCACTCTATTATAATTTCTTTTGCGTACTCAGTCTTGTATTTGAAATTGTGATACGCGATTTCTGGTTTTTGTGAGGCTGATACTGGATAAGTATTAATCCAATTCATCCAATCTTCAAAAACTCTTTTTTCTACCATTCCTGTTAAAGGTTGTTTACTAATATTTCCTGTGCAAAAAAACATACAAGTTATTTCACTAAAAAATGACTGTACTGGATATTTAACTACAGGACCATAGGTTCTATGTTCAAATGTGTTGAGACTTCTACCTGGTATTTCTACGGATTCACATTTATACTCAAGTTGTGAATCGGAAGATAATGATCCAGGAATTCCTTGTGGAAATCTTACTTGAAATCTACTTTGTCTTTGAAAATCAGAGTACTTGTTTATAGCTGATAGAAATTTATTGATATCTGCCATCTTTATTTCCTTTTAGATTGGCGAAGCATTTTTATTTTTTTCAGGATATATGAAACTTTCAACAGGCAATGACGCCGCAATATCCCATTCACTTGCATCTATTTTTATGAATCTTGAACGTATGTTTGATGTCAAATATCTTTTCACTGCTGGTTTAGCATCAATTGGAAGATTTTTTAAGACGGCATATGTGAATGT